AACGGTATGCCGCGCTTGACCCAGATGTTGTATTCCGTAGATGCGCCGGTGATCCCACGCACGATCCCTCCCTGTTGATAGATCTCATCGATATAAATCTGGTCCCCATTTGGGATGGCATAACCGACCTGAGATAGGTGCCGGTAGCTGTCCACTGGGATCAGGTGGATGAAATCCAGTTTGATCGCTCCACCGCCGTCCTGCAAGCCCCGCAAGGATAATGTCAGCGCCACCGGTGCGGTGATCCGCTCTAGGTATGGCGGGAGCTGGATGATGCCCAGCACCTGCATATACTTGTCCGCCTCGCAGGTGATCAGCGGACCTTCATAAATGGTCGTGGTGGATAATTTCACATTCAGGCGCAGTTTGGTCGCCGCGGTCACCGTATCATCCGCCAGGCGTGCGATTGCCAGCCAGTATGCCCCACGTGAAGCCGCCAGCATCGCCGCTGTTAAAGTATAGGTCCAGATTTCCACCTCGATGTTATCATCCGCCCAGCTGATCGCATTGTACAGCGCCCCGCTGCATGTCGCGCTCTCGGTCTCAGCTCCACCGGTGCCGTCCTCGGCTTCGAGCATGAACACCATGTTGGCGATGCTGTTGATCCGGGATGTGCCAATGTGCAAATCCAGCATGGTCATATTTGCACCTGTGGCATTAGTCAGCTCCAGGCGCACCGGCGCATTAATTACCGTGGCAACATCTGCGGCCTTGATTTCGACATAATTGGTTTTGGGTCCGATAATTGTTACTACACCAGCCCCTGCCGCTTCGTTCACCAGCGCTTCGTGGACCACGATCTCACCTGCCACGTTTCCAAGATGCACCGTATATATTCCATCATTTGAAAGCGTACCGGATACCACAATGGTGTCATCGGTCTTGAAGATGGCCAGTCCATTGCCGGTGTCAGTGATTTTGCTTGTTGCCTGAACAAATGCGATCGCATTTGCCGCCGATCGCCGTGGGTTGGGATTGAAAATAGACAATCCAGAAGTATTATCCGTGCCCTGACCATTGCTGACCGGCACCGCAACCGCGGTGGTTGCCTCCCAATAATAACGTCTGGTGAAGAACAACGTCGCCAGTTGGACATCACGCTTCCAATGTGTGGGGCTTAATGTCTGGTCGTCCCATTCGATCTTCCCGTTGACGATCTCCGATCGATACTGAGCTCCGCCGGTTGTCTGCAAAAAGGTGATATATACCCTGGCCAGGGATGGATCCGTCTGCGCCTTGCGTGCCTGGTCGAAAAGGGCTTGAAGCCCCCGGATCTCATCCAGATTATTTGACACCGAACCATCCATCACCCGCAAGTTCATCTGCTCAGTGATGGTATCTGCATCGGTTAAGCTGTCCACGGCCTCCGGATCGGGCGGGTTGGGAATATAACCTATGATCCCCCATGGGCTGGCGGTTAACGTCTCGGTCAAAGTCCCGTCTGTGATCGTGATCACATAATCAAAAGTTGCCATCTTTTACCTCTGCCCGCTCCGGATTACCTTTGCCACCCGGTAGGCCAGGTATTCCACGTCCAGGCCGTTGTTGATGCTGTTGTGCATCGTGATATTGACCCCGCTTGCCGCGCCCACGAGCTGCGGGGTGGCTTGAACCAGCGCACCCACCGGCATCCCTACGCCGCCTCGGATACCTTGCGCCATGCCAGCCATCATCTGCTGACCGACCAAAGAGAACACCGATGATGGGGATTTGATCCCCAGCAATCTTTTCGCGGCTGACAAAGCACTATTAACCACGCCGGTTACCGCGCTTATCAAGCTGCTGGCTGCATTCTTCACCCCATCCACCAGGCCTTTGGTAATGAAATCTCCCACCGACTTGGCGATATTGCCCAGCGTCGTTTTAATAGCTTCAAATCGTCTCTTGATCTCATCCCAGGTCGCCGAGAAGGATGTTTTCAATACCTCTCCTGCGCCTGCCCAATCCCCCTTTAGGATCAATAAAAATGCCTGGAATACGGCCTTGATATTATCTGTGACCAGCCTGAATGAATCCTGGATACCGAACCAGTTGTTCTTCCAACCGACATAGAGCAAGGCGATCCCTGCTGCCAGAGCTGCAATCGCCAGCAACACCGGTCCGGTGATTGCGGCGGCAATTGTTCCCAACACTGGGATGACTGTTCCTATCGCCGATGCAATTCCTGCGAATACCGGCCCGATTGCGCCCGCCGCCGTGCTGATCGCCGTGAATACTGGACCGAGAGCTCCCACAACGGTGATAATTTGACCCACGATCATCAACAAAGGTCCAGCCGCAGCCAAGATACCGCCAAACACAATGATTGTTTTCTGAGCGCCTGGCGATAAATTATTAAACGCGGTTATCAATCCGGTCACCGCGGTCATCAGCTGCATCTTGATCGGTAAGAGCTGGGTGCCCAGTGTTTCCTGCATCGTCTGATATTGGGCATTCAATAAGATTGCTTTTCCATCGGCTTCACCCAGAGAGTTATTAAAATCACCCTGGATTTTTGTGGTTCCCTTCATGATCAATGAGTAGCGTGCCATGGCCAGGTCGCCCTCGGATAGTTCGCCGGTCGCGGTTCCCAAACCCATCGCCAGGGCTTCCGACTTCACCTTGGAGGCATCCAGGTCGATCCCAAATTTCTTCAGCTCCATCCCACGCCCTGCCAACCCGGATTGAAGCATATCCAGGGCTTCAGTCGGGGTCATGTCCGCAAACGTGGCAAAGTCGGTCGAAAGCTGCACAATGCTTTCAGACATTTTGGCGGCCTGGTCTGTGGGTGCACCCAATCCCGCGAACATCAGACCGATTTTATTGGCCGCTTCAAGCGCCTGGCCTTTCGAATAACCGAAGGATGTCGCCGCAGTATCGGCCCATTTTTGTATTTCAGTGGCATTTCCCTGGAAAATCGTACCCACTTTCCCCATGTTATCTTGCAGGCTTGCCGCAGCCTCGATTGAACTGTTTCCCAGCGCAGCCAGCGGGACCGTGAAAGCGGCGGTCATCCCCAGTCCGACCTTGGAAATATTTTTTCCAAGGTTCTGGAAATTTTTATCGGCATCGCTGAAAACCTTGGATGCCTTATCGGTCGCCTCGATGATGATCTCAACCAGACTAGCCATAATCCAATCCTTTAATCATCCTTTTGCCGCTTCAAGTTCCTGTTCTTGTTTTTTGTTGTAATAAGCCAGCCATCTTCTGAACCATTTCAATCTCACGGCCAGATCCGGCTCTTCTCCGCTTATTTCCCACGGTGATTTACCCCAATTTTCGGCAGCAACCAGCACGCTCGCCCACATCGGTAATGGGTCGTTCACGTGCATTGCAAGGATTAGTTGCTGCCTTTCTCCGGGGGGAGCGCCATCATCCCTGATAGTTCGGTGATGACCTGGATCATGGGCTGGATGTGGGGCAGGACATCTTTGGCGGGTATCTTGCCAATCAGCGATTGGGCTTCTTCCGGATCGATCCGTTTGCCATCCTTATCCACCACGAAATAGCTCAATAATGGTCGATATTTTTGGATCACTTCGCTGACCACTCCTTGAGTGTCTAAATTCTCCAGGGAAATGTTTCCAAATAAATCGACCATCTCGAGTAGGTCATCGAACGTCACCAGCTCAATGTCGGGTTTAATCGTGATTTCGGCCATTACTATGTCTCCGCGGCAGTGCCCCAGGCGGGTGCAGCAGATCCGGCATAGACCTCGAATGTGGCTTCGTATTCACTATCATTCCAATTGGGTTCATATTTCGAAAGCCAGAACCCGTCAGTTGCCGCGCCGGTGATCCCAAATTGGGGCTCATCGGCTACCCAGGCATGGCGCATACCGCATCGCACATCCAGAGCAAGCGGAACTCCGGTAGTTTGAACGCCTCCGGCGGCCTGGATTGGGGCAAGTATGGTATGCGATCCGCTTAATCCCTGGGCAACGGTTTGAGCCGCATCGATGGTGAGCGGTCCTTTGATGACGATCTTGCAATTTGGCACTTCGGGCAATGATCCATGAATGGCATCTTGCCAGGCGGTGATATCCTTGGCTGGGAATTCAAGCCCCAAGCCATTGATCGAGTTGGTCGGAATGGAGCGTAGAGTTCCTCCGACATCATCGATGACAAAGATCGTCCATTTTGGTACGGTTCTTCCGGTTGTATTTGCTGTCATTTTTTACCTTTCCTTTAATTGGACTATTTTCTTTTCTTGGCGGTCAACAATCCCGCAGTATTGATTAATTTCTTCACAGGCCGATTGAGCATCCCATAATTCATCATGTTCGCTGTGAATTACAAAAAGTGGTTCATACCCATCCGCCAGGCTGAACACGACATATCTTTTATGTTCTGTTTTTTTGATCATAACCTACCTCGCGCGCATATATGTCAGGGCGAATGTGACACTCGTCGCCGAACCCAGCGCCAGTTGCCAGCGTAGATATTGCCTGATCGTATGGTCGGTGTGAGTTGCGATAATCCCTGCCACCGGAGCCGTACCGACATCGATCGAGCCTGTGGTCGCATCTAGCAGAGCCAACCAATCTGAACCGTTCGCTGAATCATCAACGCTGAGCGTCGCGGTTGCGCCAGGCGCATTGGCTGCAAAAACCTGGTACATCAGCCATCCGCCTTTTGAAGTTGCCGCGATGCAATCGATGCCCGATCCGGTATTCGCGCCGGTTTCTGCTCCATTCGCATGAAGTAATATGCCCCATGGATTTGCATAATTGATCAGCGAGTTCACATCCCAATCGCCGATCTTGATCGTTACCGCCGAAAATCCGTCTTCATCGACCTCCTTGTAATCGCCTTGTTGAAACACACCACAAAAGACGGGATCACCCGCGACTGGCGCAGCTCGCATACCCACCAGATGCATGATCTTGAGCGCGCCCGTGCCGGTATTCAGCCGGGCATGTAGACCAGTCAAGGCAGTTGGATCCAGCACGCCCTTCAGCTCGCTGACCGTGATTTTGGGTTGCCCAGGTAACGATCCCTGCACACCGTCGGTAAAACAAGCCGGTGATTTCGCCGCTTCATGCTCCATGAATGATGGACCTACCGCGTATACATAGGCGCTCAGGTCATATCCATCGATATAAATCCTTTGCCATCTTTTTACTGTTCTTCCAGTTGCCATAGGTGGCTCCTAATTCACAAACTCTGTCACTCTGACCGCAATATCGCAGCCATAATATTCATGCTCGGCAGGATCATTTATTAATCCCATGTTGGTAATCCCGGCCGGGACCAGATCAATCGCACCAGTCAATGTTTCGATTGCCAGGATCGCATCCCACAATAAAGCGACCATCGAAACCATGTTGTCGAAATATTCAAGATCACGACCGCTCCCGGCTTGCGCAAAAAGCAGGCGATAATTGAGGTTATAGGTCACGGTCATCTTGGCCGTCGATCCGCCGCCGTAGCTATCCCGCTCCATATTGAAGTTGGTGACGAAATTGGGCAGCGGGATCAAAAGTGGACCCAGACCCGAAGCTGACGCCGGGATGGTATCCATATCCTTGATCGTCAAGCCGGATACGCTCAGATTAGAAATACTATCCACTACGGTAGCGATTGCCAGAGCCATTAGAGCATCCTCTTGTAACCCATGATCACCGTCCAGGTCAAACCTGGCACATCTTGAGGCGTGATGACAATACCCGCCGCGGTGATCGTCGAAATGCTGGAGAGATTCTCGCCGTAGCGCCGCTTATTCAGGCTGGCCGCAATCATCAGGCAGGCCTCTTTGATATCATCCGGTGCGGTTGCCGCAAAACCCCATGTCCCGACAATGCTGATCACATCCTCGGTGTTTCCGTTGCTATCCTGCGTCCAATAATGCACTGAGGATTGTTTCATCTTGATCGCATAATGAGGCGTGGTATTTTTGGGAACCAGGTTGTAATCCAATGTCGATGTCAATACTGCACCGTCGCCATTGGTCAGGGTTGCGATGGTCAAAAGGTCATCATCGAGCATCAAGATACGGTTTCCGTCTTTGGGAACATCATGATAGTGCGTCTCTGTCCTTGCATAGAAAGTGCGCCCGGATCGGCGATCGATGTACCTGGAAGCCGCCTCGATCATGTCCTCGATGACTTTATCGTCGTTTGCATCCGTGACCATCGTTTGGGCGCGTGCGGTCTGATAATATTTGAATTCGTCGAGCGTGGCATAACCACTACTGATCGTCATTTTCACCTCAGACGTTCAACGTTGCCAGTACATAGACATAAACCGATTTCTCAGCGCAAGCATATAGAGTTTCATTGGGGCCAATGATCAGGCATAATGGTGGGTCACTTTTATTGTACAAGAAACCCGTATCCCTGCTCACTTTGGGGCCACCTAAATAAACGCTCTTGGAATCTCCCTCGCCTATCCGTATGATGATACTTGCCCCATCCGTATCGGGTGGGAAGATTTCAACCGGATCCTCGCCAACTTTGAATTGAAATGAAACAAGAGCCATGGCTTATTCCTCGTAATAGATTATGATCAATCCCTTATGTGCATCACCACCGGATGCAACCACGATCTTCGGTTTCCCATTCAATAATGGTGGGCATCTATCACCCCCCGAAGTGCCTGATAGAGATACACCATCCGCCACCCCATGTACAATATCACGTGGATAGAGCATGATGTTGGCTACTCCAGCGTTGGCCAGGGCCAGGAGCGGTTTGGAATAAACCCCATTCTCGCAGGTGATCGTTAAAGTTGCCCCGGTTGCGGTATCGCCTGGCTGGTATTCGATGGCATAAAGTTTTCCAAGTAAAGCTCGTTCCCCGACAGTTGTGGCTGCTCCGCCTGTAGCGGTCGTAAATTTCAAAATGGTTTCTTTGATCATATTGAATGCTCCAATTAAGGGGAGAAGATTGGATCTTCTCCCCTATTAGTTACTTTTTGGATTTGCCCTTTGTCGCCGGTTGGACTTTAGGTTTAGCCGCAACTATGGGTTTAGTTTCCGGTTTTTGCTTCGGCTTCGTCTTGGTTTTTGTGGGTGCCTGGCTTGTTTCGACCGTTGTCCCCGAAATCAAAACAACTGGCTTCGGTTTCATTTCTATCGTCGTAAATTCAGCAATGCCCAACCTCACAAATTCCTTTTCGACCGATGGATCGAATACGCCGGTTTTGCCTTCCCTGAACCTGACCCGCTTTGTCAAGTTTCCAAGATAATCCTCAAGAAATTTTATAGGCATAATCAAACCTCCCAAGGAAGGGAATTTCTTCCCTTCCTTTTTATAGATATATTTATTCGTGACTAGTGATCTTATCGAACTCACCCATTGCCACGGCCTGAAGTTCGCTTGCGGCCTCAGCGGTTCGAACCTTATTTCCAACCCAATAATTCAAGTCACCTAAATCATAGGCTGGATTGGCGCAACCAAGAGTATTGTTACAAACCAATATTCCACCGGTTGAGACGGATAGGCTGATCCCGAAGGTCATATTGACGGTGGATGACCAGTCCCAGATGATGTTGTCGTTGATCTCCGAGGTATAACCATACGCGGTATTCCACTTGACGCCATAAGAACCGCAGTTGATCTTGTTGTTCTCGATGAGCATCGCATGGCACGTTTTCTCGGATCCATCTGCGAGATCGATCCCAATTCCGCAAGCATACAGGAAGTTATTGCGGATCTTCATGAATGTCGGTGAGACCAAGGTTATACCTTTGCAGGTCCCGGATGGATTTGCGGTCCACCATGCGCCGCGGATCAGGCAATCTTCGATCACGCAATGCGCAGGCGAAGATCCGGTATCTCCTTCGCCGCAATAGATGACATCCTCGCTCAGATCGGTGCCGGATAGTTGCATGTTACGAAGTCCAACCCCACTCGCGCCGTGGATCTTCGCCACATAATCTCCGGCTTGCGAGCTGGTGCGGTTCCATTGCGTTCCCCAACCTGCACCGAAGAATTGAATGGCGTCTTTCTCGATGACCAATTCGGCTTCCCGATATCGATAGAAACCTTTGATCAGAATGACATCACCTCTTCCATCTTCGCACCGGCCATATGCACCAGCGATGGTCATCATGGGCTTCGTTGGATTGTCGCCTTCGTTGCTATCGCTGGCATTTTCGTGATAGTGCTCGACATGGAATACTTTGTTGGCGGTTGCAAATACTGATCCGTAACCGTCGATTAAGTCATTCAGCGATGCCGAGCCTTTTCTTAAAATATATCCCTTACTCATTTTTATTTACTCCTCTCATCTCCGAGTTTTGGCTCATCAGATGATTTAAGGATTACTACGATAATCTGTAGTCTTTATGCCTTTGCTATTGTTGCAAAATGGGCATAGTGGTTGGATATTAGAGATTTCATCAGAATGTGGAGGTCCAAGAGGTACAACATGATCGCGTTGTAATGGCCTATCTGTTACTCCACAACATAAACATCTATGTCCGGTTTTATCTAATAAATTTCTCCATTCTTTTTCTGTAAAATGACCGCCTTCTACACCAAGATATCTGGAATGTCTTTTGCGGCTTCTTTCTCTATCTTTATCTGGATTTCTTGGATGAAAAATGCGATATTTTTTATGCATCTTTCTTCTTCGTTCAGGATTGTTCGCATCATATTCTCTTTGATATCCAGTATGTTCTGCGCGCCATTTTTTATTATATTCTTTTACTATTTCTTTATTATCGGCACGCCACTTTTTACAATATTTACGATGTTCCTTTATTTTTTCTGATACAATCTCTTCCATCAAAGCACCTCCATTATGCTTTGATCATTCTCCCGGCTGATTATCCAGCGCGGGAGTTTTTATATATCAGAGTTGATTAAACTATTACGCCATACGATATGCTCGCGGCATCCGTATCCCGGTAGATCAAACCTACCCGGGTCGATGCGGTGATTTCGGTCGCGTCTGCGCGTGGGAAGCGCTGGGTCTCGAACAGCCAGTTGCGCTTGATACCCAACATCCACTGATCGAACCTCACGGCCAGGATTGCGCCATAGGCATTGTTGGCCGCTGTGTCTTGATCGAGTTTACCGGCGCTATTGGCTTTCAAACCATAGGTTGAATCGGCGCTTGGGCGGTGCATGTTGGCCGATGGGATGATCTTATATCCCCATAAACCAACCAGAACACCATTCTCCAAAGTGGGAGCCGAGAAAGAATCTTTTGTTTTGACTTCCGGCAACTCCAGATTTTTCCAGGCCGTCCATAGATCGATGATGAAAGCCACCTGATCTTTCTGGACCGCATTCTTACCGGCCAATCCCATGAGTTTGACAGTCTCCAGATAATCCTCGACCGTCAAAGCTCCAGCGGCACGGCTATTGGCGGAATTGGTCACCAATGCAAGTTTGCGGAAGCCGTTCATCACCAGGAAATAATCATCCGCGGCAGGTCCACCACCAGCGCAATCATTGACATTCGCGGTTGAGACTGTGATATCGCCATCGATAACCAGGCTTTCCAAAATTTCCTGGCCTTCCTTTTCGGTATCGGCTCGCATGGTTGCCGCCCAAGGGATCATTGAATCCTCTTCGAGCTCGCCATTGAATGAGATTGCCGCACCCAATTTATCAACCGTCAGAACCGGTTTGGTTGGCGTGGTGGGTTTGCTGACTTTGAAAGTCTTGGTCAGATCACCCGGATTAGCACCCATCGCCGATGCGGCCGCGACTTTATAGAATGTCGCCGATGAGCCAAGGATCGGTATCGTGATGCTTTCAGCGCCCTGGGGTACAACCACGGTCGGTATATTGCCGACGACCGGTGTGCCTAAGCGGATCTTGTCCCACAGGCGGGTCGAATACGAGGTCACGACCCATTCATCGCCATAACCTCCATAATCAGCGCGGTTGATGTCGTTGGCTTTCAATGCATCCATCGGTATGCCAGCCCTGATCATGGCTGTCTTGGCTGCGCCATATGCTTCCTCTTCTTTGGATTCGATGAGTTTGATCGCCAGGGC